GCTATTAGCTCCGCCACCACAACGCGAGGGCCTGCCATGGCGGCGCGGCGCGTTAGGGGCACGAATAGCCGCTTGGCGTTCTTCGGGCCGTGAGCTTTTGTGCCGCGCTCCAGAAAGACCATAACCTTTGAGGTATTGACCACCGTCCACCCTGACCCTCTGCTAGAGGGCATCGGGATCACGCGCCACATTTTACGGGTCTGCCCCGTCCACCGCTTAGGGGTAGCCATGACCATCCTAGCATGCCACAGATACGCGGATTTTTGCAGGATGCTGTCCTGCACCTGAGGCGTTAGGGCCTTTCGCAGCCGCTTGAGCTTTTTCAGCGTAGCGGGTACGCTAGTCTCTATGCGGATAAAGCCCACGGTTAGAGGCGGTGGGAAGTTAGGCGCATGTTGCGGAGGCGGGCCAGAACGTCGTTAGGCACTGCCTGCACTAGCACCGCTTCGTTTTCCCCGCCGAACGAGCGGGATGTCTTTTTCCACAAGCCGCTGAGTGCTGCTGCGATTTTGATAGCAGCGTCGTTGATGTCAGGATGCAGGGTGGGCGGCGGCAGGTTGTCAGGATCGTTCTCGTCCAGCGCATAACCGAACGTCCCTTTGATTTTGATAACCCCCGTGAACCCGCCCGCCGAATTGATAGTGCGGGTGCCTACTGTGAAAGTATAGTCGGCATCTTCGATTTCGCCGTAGGCACCTCCGGTTAGTGCCTCCCCGTCCTGTGTGAGTTCCGTTAGCGTTATGATTGGGAAGGGCAGGACAATGAACGCGCCAATGTTGTCCCGCGGGTCCACGGTGTAGAAGCTAGCGGAGTAGTTCTGAAACCACACGCTGGACCCTAGCCTCTGATCGACCATCCGGCTAGCGGCGTTGATCGCTTCCTCCAGTTTCAGTTCAAGCTCCGGGTCATCGTTGCCGATGAAGTTGCGGAGTTGAATCATAGAGCAGTAGGGTCGTTGAAGAGGCATAGGGTCTGGCGGTTAGGTTACTTGCTTGCGAATGGCGAGGCGGGCTTTGTCTGCGGCGCGGCAACTAGCTTCTGCTGAACGGTACGCACCGCAGCCTCTGCCACCTTGCCGCCCTGCTCGTACTGCTGGACTAGCACCGCCTTCTCGTCCAGTGACAAGTTAGGCAGTTCCTTGAGCCATCTGTCGAAGGTGGCGCGGTTCATGGCTTGCTAGGCTTAGCGGCTTTCTTTGCGGCGGGAGCGGCACGTTTGCGGGCAGGTCCGGCGGGAGCGGCAGGAACCTCTTCGCTAGGCTGTTCCTTGTCATCCTCGTCTTCGTCTCCTTCGTCCTCTTCCGCGTCTTCCTCGTCATCGGCAGACGGTTCTTTGTCCCCTTCCTCCGCCGCCTTCTCGCCCTGAGGCTCCTTGTCGTCCTCTCCGTTAGGCTCGTCGTCTTCCTCGTTCTCCTCGTTCGTATCCTCGTCCGAGGCGTCAGGACAGGCTAACCGTTCACCGTGAGATAACGTATCCCAGCCGTGAGCCCTAGCCGCACGGCGGATGTTATCCACGATGGCATCAACGGACATAGACTCAAAAGCATCCACAGAAACGCCTAGCTCATTCATCGCCACTAGGACGTTCATCAGTAGATGGCGCGGCATCTCCCGTAGGGTGTTAGGCGCGTGACGGTGGCTCCAGTCGATTTTCCGCAGGTCGTACACAAACCGGGCGCGTAGCGGCACAATTTTGCTAGGCAGCGGCTGCTCAACTAGAGCCTCAAACTGATCGCTATCCATAACGGATAGCTCCTCATCGAGATAGAGATCGACTTGGTCGCCTGCTTTAAGATCGCCAAAGCGTCCTACCTGCATTGGGTGTCCTTTATAGGTGAATGTTCTAGGCATAGTGGGGTTGGTTAGTAGTTTAGCGGTTAGCCGCGGGCCATACTAGCGCAGGAGTGCAAGCGTTGCAAACGAAAGTCCCGCCCCCGGAAATCCAAGGGCGGGACCGCATTCATACCCCAGAAACTCAGGCGGCGTAGTCGATGGCCAGACGGACGTTAGGCACCGTAGCAGAGGTGGTTTCCCGCGGCACAAAGGCCCGACGGAACGAAGCGATCACGCTCTTGACCTGCTTTTTCTTATCCGCATCCGTTTCGACAGTGAAGCCGCGGCGGACACCGAGATACCAGCTAGGCTTGTGGATGAACAGCATAGAGCCGCGGGTGTTGCCGCTAGCACCGTTGACACCCGTTGCGGTCAGGTCTTCACGATTCCGCTCGGAGACGATGATAGGAACGCCGAAGATCACGCCAGCCGCACCCGTCAGGACGCGAGCAAGAGCAGGATTTCCGACTTTCTCCACCGTCAGCGTAGACGTCAGCCCCACAAGGTCGTTGTACCCGCGAGGGCCGCAGACGAGCAGAAGATCGGAGCGCTTGATCCCGTACTTGCCCATGCCCTTAAGCGTAGCCAGGATATTAGACTCGATAACGCCGTTAGTAAGCCACGACGTAGTGCAGCTACCCGCGATAGCATACTTCCGCAAACCCGAGAATAGCCGGGCTGGCAGCGTAGCCGTGCCAGCAGCGGCTTGCGTGTCGGTATCTTGGTGCGTTGCGGAGACGTCCCCGTTGATGATAGCGTCTTCAAGCGCATCTGCCGCGCCGCTAGCCAAGTCGTCCTGAAGCATAGGCAGGATCGGGATGATAGAATCCTCGTCCGCTTCGTAGGAGTAGTCAGCAATCCCGATGAGCTTCTGCGCGTCCAGCGTTACCAGACCCGTCCCCGGCTCGCTGCTCGCAGGATCACTCCCTGGCGCTTCCGAGCCCTTACGGAATGCTGTCCGCGCGGTCTTCAGCGGCATCTTGTAAACGTCGGTCGGCATGTTGATTTCCTGACCGATCATCGCCGCTGCTAGGGCGCTCTCAAGATACAGCCGCATCTGGAGTTCGCTAGAGAGGTCGGACGGAATGAGTTCTGCCCCCGTACCCGCGCCGCCCGTGGTTAGGGTCTTTGTGCGGACGTTGTCGAGCATTTTGCTGCCGCGAGCCGTAGCACGGGTGAAGAGCTTGGCGTCGATGCCGTTCTGCTGGGGAAGACCGAGGCAGACGTTGAGCAGTTCCTTGCCCGCAACCGTTAGGTTCCCGGCGCGGTGTGCCACAAGGTCAGTGTCGCCTGCACCGTCGGTAGGGAACACGTTCTTGGCGGACACGCGACCCGCAGAAGTCAGGGCACGCTCGAAAGCGCTAGCAAGCTGGTCGGCAGTCAGGGCACCTTTCTGCGCTTCGGCGACAGCGGCCTTGATAGCATCCGCAGTTTCCGTTGCGGTGTTAGCGGGCGTGAAGGCGGCGAGGGCGTTTTTGACGGCAGTCTGAATGTCGGCGAGTTTGACGTGGCCTTTGTTAGCGTCTTCCACTGCCTTGATGATGGCGTCTTGGTCGATGCCTTTAGAGGCGAGGGTATCCGCCAGGGCGCTAGCGACCATGCCTTTAAGCTGGTCAGCA